TAAAAGACGATGAAGCAAGAGTAAATACAGAGCGTAGAAATATTGTAGCGGGATTAGTTGCTGCAAATAAAGCAGTAATTAATGCGTCTATTAAAGACTCTGGGATTACGAAGCCAGATACAAATAAAAAACAAAAAAAGATTAAACCTGCTACAGAAGATGCGCCAGAGCCACCAGCACCGCAACCTTTTACTGGGTACGTGTATAACATACCTATGATTCAATCTGCATACTTTAGACAAGATTCTCCTCAAGGAGGAAGCACTGAACGGGGTGTTACTGGGGCTGGAAACTACACAGATGCTAGAAATATGTTTGGTGAGTCTATTGCAAAAGGCACTATACAAATGCCACTTAATCTTACAAACAGTGCTGCTTGGAAATTTAAGACTGGAATATATAAAGAAGATTCAACAATGTATGGTTTTAAATTTTTGTATAACCCAACTGAAGTAAACATGGGTTGGGGAATGTTAGAGGGTGTAGACCCAAACGTAATACGAAGCGGTGCTGCTGGAGGGCTTGCTCCTATAAGTGGTGTGGGATTGTCCACTATTGATTTTACTTTGTTACTAAACAGAATTGGAGATATGGATTTCTTAGATGAAAATGGATTAGCACCAGGAGAAAATAATCCTTATTCAGGAGTTAATACTCTTAGTAGAGTTGAAGATTTAAAAACCATTTATAAAAAAGGAACTATGTACGATCTTGAATACTTGTTTAGAGTTATCAATGGACCAAATGCAATACATCAAACCATTCTAAATGGTAAGAGTGCTGATTGGGGATTTTTAATTGGATCTCAAATAGAGTTATTTTTAGGAGATGGATTGAGATATTTGGTTAGATTAAATGGAATAAACGTTAGTCATACTATTTTTAATGATCGAATGGTTCCTGTTCTTTCTCAAGTATCCCTATCTTGTGGAAGATACAATGACGTGGGATTGAAACCAGAGGATAACCGATGATTTTTTTAGATAGCAGATATGTTGATGGCACTCTATTTAAGGCTTGGCATGCAGGTAAACAGGAATACCATCTAACAGTTTTTAGAAATTATCCAACTTCTTATTTAGGATACTTTATATATGAATGGGTTGAAACCGACCGTTTAGATTTACTTGCTACAAAATTTTTAGGAAGTCCTTCTTTGTGGTGGAGAATTTTAGATATTAATCCAGAGATTATAAACCCTCAAGAACTTACTCCAGGAACTCAATTAAGGATTCCAAATGCGTAGTCCAGGAACTCAACATAGACTTAGTAGTTATTACGAAGTTTCTTATCCTGATTTTCCATCTCTTAAGGCTCAACCTAATCAGGTCGTTCTTCATCAAGAGATGGGTAAGCACGATATTCTTGAATTAACATATACGTTACTAACTCCTTTTATTCTTAAAGCAATAAAGACTGGAACTCCAATTCAGTTTACTTGGAAGAACGATAAGGTCTCTGGAAGTTTCGTGGGCTATGCCACTACCGTGTCCTTACCAATTAAGTATCAAGATTATCAAGAAACAAAAATTCAATGTGTAGGAGCATCCTATCCTCTAAAAGAAACTGATCTTAAAATTTGGACTAACAAAACGGCTCCTCAAATAGCAATTGAGATTGCTAAAAAAGCAAAACTAAAACCAAACGTTACTCCACATAAAACTATCTTTACACAACAATCTCTATCTGGAAAATCTTATTGGGAAAAATTAAATGAACTTGCAGAAACAATTGGTTATGGAATTCAAGTCTCGGGCACAGAACTACATTTTCATCCAATTGATAAAATGATTAATCAATTTATGACAACAATACCTGTTTTGTATTCCGACAATTCTTTTGTGTCTCCAGTTAATAAATTTGCAGCAGCCACTTTAGATGAGTTTGAAGCCCGTGTAGGAGACTATCCTGAACTTTCTGGAGAGTACAGCAGAAGTGAGAATACGGTGCGTGGTGTAGACCCAGTAACTGGTAAAGTGTATTTTTCTAAAACTTCACCAAATAAATTAGGAAAGTCGGTGCGAGCAAGCACCAAGGATCCGTTGTTTTCTAAAAATAAAACAAGTGTTGTAGTGAATAGTAATGCTATGGCTAGGTCCTTGTCAGAAGCAGCCTCTCAATTAGGAAGATTATCTATACCAGGAAAGGGCAAAGCCCAAGGAGATCCAAGAATTGCTCCTTGGAGAACTGTTGAAATTAGTGGAACACAAGGTGGTGGGGATGGTTTTTGGGTCATAAAGAAAGCAACACATTATCTTTTTATTTCTGGAGGTTATGAGGTAGATTTTGAATGCAGAACAGATGGCGTGGGTAGTAACAAGCCCAGTGCTTTTAGGCCTTCATCTGCGGGTTCTGTTCCTTATAGGAATATACAAAATGATATTATAGGAAACTTAAAAAATAAACCAACTAAAACTAGGTTAAACTCTAGTACAGTTTTAGTTTCACAAGGGTCTTCAGGATACAGAACAACCCCTAGAAAATGGAGAGGTGACTAATGGCTCAAAAAGCAATTGCGCTTCCATTTTCCATAGATTCTTATGGGAGGGTTGCTTCAACTCAATCTCAATCTAAAATTTGGTCCGATAGGGTCAAGTCTGTTTTAGGAACAACTTTAAGAGAAAGAGTGATGCGACCAAGTTTTGGAACAACCATTCCTTACTCTTTGTTTAATTCAGAAACTGTAGCAACTAGTGAGATTGAAGCAGCAGTTGAACAAGCCTTTGCTGAACAACTAGATCTATTAACTCTTCAACAAACGAGTGTAACAAGCGACACCTACACAGGTACTTTAACTGTTGAGGTTGTTTATGGTTTACCAAACGATGAGGTTGTTAGCACTCTCATTGGGTTGGTATTTTCTCAAGGTGCTAATCCAATCTATGAGGAGTTGCTATGACCGTTGCGCCACCATCAAGTATACCTATCTCAGTCGACTATACAGGAAGAGATTACTACTCTCTTCGAGATGAGTTAATTGCAAGAATACAAGACCGTATTCCTGAGTGGAATGCTTCTGATCCAGCAGACTTTGGCGTTGCTTTAGTTGAAGCCTTTGCATACATGGGCGACTTAGTATCGTATTACATTGACCGAGTTGCTAATGAATCCTTTATTAGAACTGCAACTCAACGAGAGAGTTTATTAAACATTGCTTTAACCTATGGGTATACCCCTGCAGGTTATAGAAATGCCACGGTAGGAATTACTTTTACTAATTCATCTGAAGATGAGGTAACCATACCTACTGGAACTGTTGTAAGTGGTCAAGTAATTATTGATGACACCGTTGAAACTGTTTATTTTACAACCGTTGCTGATGCTGTAATTGATGCACTTGTTGGAGATACTCCTGGAGAGTATACCGTGAGTGCCTCTGAAGGAAGGTCAGTTACTTTAATTGCAGATGAGACCACTACATATGGAGAGTTAGTTGGAACATCTACTGGAACTCCAGCAATGAGATTTGTTCTTGGAGAATCTCCTGTAGTTGATGGTTCTGTAGAGGTCTATGTTCAAGATGGGGATTTGTTTTCTAAGTGGACACAGGTTGAACACATAATTGATTATTCAACAAATGATTTAGTTTATTCATTATTTATTGATGATAATAATCTTGTTTATATAAATTTTGGAGACGGTGTCTCAGGTGTAATACCAACAAACTATTCTGAAATTAGAGCGCTGTATACTGTTGGAGGTGGTTCTATAGGAAATATTGAATCAGCAGTTATAGATACTATTGAATTTATTCCTAACTTATCAGAGGGAGAAACAACTGCAGTACAAGGTGCGGTAACGGTAACAAATGAAACCGCCGCTTTAGGTGGCTCTGATCCTGAGACTAACGATCAAATTCGTGCTTCAGCACCAGCAGCCTTACGTTCTGGTAATAGAGCGGTTACGTTAAAAGATTTTTCAGATCTTGCACTGTCTGTTAGTGGCATTGGAAAAGCCAATGCAACCGCTGCTGTTTGGACATCCGTCACGCTGTACATAGCACCTAGTAGATCAGCAACCGATACAGATATTGCTCCAGGGTTAGATGATGCAGGTGATCCAACCGCAGAGTTTGAACGCATACAAACTAGTGTTGAAGAGTTTTTAACTAATAAAGTATTAATTGGAACAACGGTTACCGTTCAACCTCCTACTTATACTGATTTAATTTGTACTCTTGCTTATACAAAGACAGACCAATACACAACTGCCGAGGTAGAAGAGAATATTAAAATCGCTATCTTAACTGGCTTTGGTTATGTAAATGCAACTTTTGCAGAAACTATTTATCCACGAGATGTTGAGTTTATGGTGTTACAAGCACCTGGTGTAAAGACTGTAAATGTTACGGCTCTGCATTTAACGGCTGGTTCTGGAGCCAATACTATGGTAGGAACTGCTGGACAAATCTGGCGTTTTCAAGAAGCAAATCTAAATATTGCCGCCATCTAATGAGTAACTTGTCTGGAATATATAGGGGTATTGTAAAAAACAATACTGATCCCAAAAAACAAAGTCGTTTAAAAGTATCTATTCCCCAGTTAATTGGGGCTCAAGTTACTGGATGGATAGATCCTGCTGAACCTGCTGGAATTAGAACAGAACCCCCCGCAGTTGGCCAGGGAGTTTGGATTTCTTTTGAGGGTGGCAACCTTGAGTATCCTATTTGGTTTGGAGCATTTGGTAAAAATAAAGGTAAAAATAAAAAAATATTTATTAAACCCTTGGCTAATACAACTTCTTTAACTGGATTATCTACTCATGTAATAACTGCTAAAAGTTCTGATGGAACTACAGAGGTAGATTTGACCGCTACCTTTATGGCTCTAGCAAATAAAGTAAAAAGTTTAGAAACAAGAATGACGACAGCCGAAGGAAAGATAACTACCTTAGAAGGAAAGGTCTCTACCTTAGAGTCACAGATGACAGGAAAAGCCGCTACAGGACATACCC